CATAAGGGAATGCCGCAGACGGCGTTGGCGCAAAGAACCAATGCTGATAATCATAGTCAGCATAGAATCGCGGCGTCCCAGTGAGGGTCTGATTTGGCCAGTATTGACGCATATATTCGTAAGCACGCGGGAAAACCTCCTGCGTCGTGTTATAACCAGTTCCGGTTCCGACCCTTATGCTGACGGTTTCACGCCAGCGGTCAGGCTTTGGATATGTCGCCTGCCCCTGAGTCAACGTAGAATTCACGACAGTGACTAGCCCTTGGATCTTAAGCTCTCTCGCGAGACGACGTTCAGCAAGCCCCACAAGGCTTGGGAGCTGTACGAAAACTGAGGGGTCAGTCGCCAGCGTAGCTCCACGCTCCAGATAATTCCGGAGGTCGTTGAGCAAGCTGGTATACGTCATCGCGGTAGCCATAGACTGGTCCTTACATCAATTCAGAAACAGCCGCAATCAAAGCTGTAATAGCAGCGATTGCAATTACCAGTTTACCTTTGACGTTCATCATCTTGGCCATCAGCGTCAGCTTCGGCGCATCTTCCATCGGCAGGATCTTGCCTACCGCTTTGTTGACGATTGCCTTCTCGGCTTCCTTGCGGATAAGTTTCTTAAGATTAAGCATAACTCTTCTCCTATGTTTACAACATTAAGTCCATGTGTTATCGTTTGTCCATGATAGAAACTTGGAAACCAATACCGGAATATGATGGCCTTTATGCTGTCAGTGACCTTGGTCGAGTCAAAAGACTTGAGCGCAAAGCCAGAAATCTTAATGCGGAGTTTACCCTACCAGAAAGGTTTAGTAAACTTTCAAATTCTCGTGGATATTTAAGGGTTAGTTTGTGGCGGGATAATGTTGGTAAGGGTTTTTTTGTGCATCGTTTGGTGATGATGGCATTTGTTGGGCCATCAAATTTAAGCGTTGACCATATCAATGGCGAGAAAACAGACAACCGACTTTGTAATTTGAGATATTGTACATTGCGAGAAAATACCATGTTTCAACATGAAGCTGGTAGGGCACGTTTTGTCAAAGGCGTTCAAAATGGGAAAGCAAAGATGAACGATGATATCGTGCGGCAAGCCCGCGTCCTTCTTGCATCAGGTCTATCAGCACAAAAGGTTGCAGACCATTTTGGGTTAACCAAAGGGGCAATCCAAGCGATGAAAGAAGGACGAACTTGGAGTCACGTTATTTAAAGCCAAGCAGCGTATTTCTTGGTTTTAGCTTTTCGATCTTCAATTCCGTGTTGACCGCCATTAATTCTGCGGGTTAACGCAACAATGGCAGCGTCATTGATGCCCTGATCGCAGATTGACCAGAGCTTGTTTGCATCGAAGAACCACAAGGCGCTTTCAAAGCCTAGTTCGGTAGCCACAAGGTCTGGATTGTCCAAAATCTCCTGTTCGCGCCCGATATACTTACCGAATGCGCGGTAGTTGTTCTTGCCCGTGAGCTGGAGCGGGCCTCGTCCCCGGTATTTCCAACCGTCACCAGACACTTCGTCGCCATTGCCCATGCGGTTAGCGTAGACGCGGTTGGCAATCTTCTGCGGCTGGCGTTCGTAAGCCTTGGCCAGAGCGTCGGTTGGGAAGTACTTGCCGAAGATGCCGCGCAGACCCTTCGCGCCGTAGTTCAGGTTCTCGCTGAACGCTTTGAAGTTGCCGCTCTCGTGCGCCGTCTGAGCGAAGAAATGCGCGGCGCGATTCTTGTTCAGCTTGAAGTGCGCGCAGGCGGCCTTGAGCGTGCCGGGGCCGAACGCCCCGTCAGCATGACACCCACATTTACTTTGAAGGTTGATTAAGCTCATTGTCCAGCCCTCCGCCAATCAGGAAAGTCTTCTTCGTCAACCACGCCGTCACCATTGGCGTCATAACGCAAGTCGTTGCGATACTTCTCCCAAGGCTCCATATCGTCGTCGTCCTCTTCAGGCTCGTCAGTGAAGATTGTTCCAGCGGGCATCGTGCGGTCAATAAAGACCGTGCCGTTTGGATCATCATAGGCTTTGGGCGCTTCTGGTTCTGGCGCAGGCGTGTCCAGTTCAAGCGGCGCTTCCGGCTCAGGCTCTTTGTCCCGCGCATTGGCATTAAGGCTCAGGCCACCAAGCAGACCGACAAACGCGCCGATAATCGTCTGGAACGCAGGGTTAATCGTCTCAAGAATAGCTGCGCTGTCCACAACGTCATTTGAAACGAACAGGCCAACAGCCAGCGCCAGCACGACGACAAGGATAACTGCCGACAGCGTGATGATTGCCACGCGAATTACAAATTCGACGGTATCGTTGACACCATCCTTATTGCTTTCAAAGCTCTTTAGGAAACTCATCTTCTTCTTCTCCCTTCTCTGGCGGCTTCGGCGACATCGAGCCGTTGCCCTGCCCTGCCATAAGCCCTGCCAATGCCCCGACGATAAACGTAGCTATCGGGTTAATCAGCTTAAAAAACTCCGCGTCGTTGGGGGACTGCCCCTCCATTGGCTGCGATACAAACACCAGTGAGTATAGCACAGTTGCCACAATGAACGTAAGCGTCAGTGAAAGAACGATGCCGACGATGAACCGCAGCATTTCCTCCGGCGACCACTCACTTCTCGGCTTCATTCTCTTCTTCACCCGTATCTATCAACCACTCAGTGCAATAGCCCATAGCAATACACCGAGGCTTCTTACAAAGTTCATCTTCCCAGTTTGCAGGATCTTGGCAGTCGTACCGATAGCGATCTTGGCAGCCCATGAGGGCCAAAGCCGCGAGGGGTAGCAAGAACCACTTCATCACCGATCCGCCTTGTTATCCAATTTATCTTCGATCCGGCGAAGGTGCATCATCACCTCGTCGAACTTTTTATCGATGCCGTTGAACTTCTCGTCACCAAAGCCAAGGCGCGCCTCAAGCAGCGTCAGTCGGCTATTGAGATTCACCCATACCGTTATCAGGCCCCCGATGAAGCCGATAACGGTGATTATGGTATTGATGTCGATGTCCATTACCGCAGGTTCCGTAGCTTATAGATCGCGGAAAGATACACGCCCGTCACGCCGTCAATCAGATTCCCAACTGCGCGATTGCCTTTGGAGATCTTGTCATGATTCTTCTCAATCCATTCGGCGTCGGATTCGAGGCATTTCAGAATATCTTTTTCCATTTCGCCGGGAACTGGAATGGCTCCGATCAGCTCATACGCACCCTGATAAGCCTCAACCAGCGGATCAATCGCGTCAATCACGCCGTCATAGAACTTGCCCAGCGCCTTGTGTTTGGCGTAGCTGCCATCACCCTTTGCGCGCCAGTGGGCAAAGTGAGCGAGATTGCGGGCGTAAAATACGCGAGAGATCAGTTGCTCAATCATTATGCAATCCGCTCAGAGACTAGGATTATCGATGGGATCGCAGGAGCAATGGCCCCTGCAGCCGTATAGTCGATAGTCACATCTGCGTCTTCGGGAAGCCACATGATCTCAATGTACTGACCTGCAGTCACCTGCTCATAGATTACAATCTGGAAGAACTGCGCGCCACCATCTGCGGCCTTAGGTATGTTCGTAATCGTAGCAGAGTTTGCAATGTCAGTCCCGTTCTTGCGGAACCAAATTGTAGCGTCGTGGTCGCTAGTATCGACGTTTTTAAACTGAATGCTCGGCGCAATCATGTACGTCCCAGCTTCCGTGAAGGTAATCCGGGTAGCATTGCCACTGCCATTATTGGTCATGGAAATGCCGGAGCTGAACGAAGTCGTCCCGATTATAGCAGCCGTGGCAGCAGCGATGTTGCCAGTCTGATCAATTGCGCTGAATGCAGAAATATATGCGCGACCGGCAATGTCGTTAAACGGGATTGTCGCAGCGCTGGTGATGGCCGATGTGCCATTGCCCTTGAGGTACTGCCCAGAACTCAGCGTCGCTACACCTGTGCCGCCATTGGCGACCGGAAGCGTGCCGGCAATGTCTGCCACCGGAATTGTCGCAGCAGCCGTCATTGGAGTCGTACCAGTGCCCTTGACGTAGCCTGTCAGAGTTGCAGCGCCCGTGCCGCCAGTTGCAACCGTGCGGACGTTATTGGCGGTATTGGCGATTGCGCTGGCCGCCACCTGCACGCTGGTGCTGGCCTGAACCAGTTCAAGAACCTCAGTTCCTGCAAGTGGGACTGTCGCTGGACCAAGTTGTGTAATCTTAATATTAGCCACGACGACCTCCCACCTGCATATCTATTAAGGGTAATTACCCTTGAGTTTCTTCACCGCTTTGCTGCTCCTCAGGAATCTGAGTTTCAGCCTGCTGCTTAATCTTCATCAGAAGAGGAAACGCACCGGAAGACGTAGGCAGGTTGCCCAGCGTCTGTAGTACGGCGTTGATCTCATCGACGTTCAGGGTAAGATTGATTTCCATATTATTAGCTCCAAGGTAATGGTGGCGTCACAACAGGAGGATTGATTTGGTTCTCTATCTGCTGCGCCACGTTTGCTTCATAGCTTGCAACTTGCTCTTCGCCAAGTGCATCTTGCACCCAGCCAACGACCTGCGCCTCGGTGAGATCCTCGTATGGCGTGAACGTTGCGCCCTCATCGAGGCTGACGCCGACCGAGCCGTATACGCTGCCTACGTACACCCCGTCGGTGCCGGTCAACGTCCAATGCACGGTGAAGACCACATCGGTTTCGCCGTCATATTCTGGGTATGCGTCCATCTGAACGACGCCCCATGTGTTCGTAATAGTCATGCTTTGGTTCCTTCCTTGTGTTAAAGTATCCTGAGTACGGAATATTGTATGGTCTGCGTTGCGCCTTGAAGATGCGTAACCTGCAAGTTTAGCCCAGACATTGACAATGAAAGCTGGGCAGCATTGACAAGAACAGTAATACTAGTGGTCGTGTTAGACACACACACCATTGCTACTTCGTTGTAATCCGCTGGCGTGGCACTGCCGTTTAAGGACGCACTAACCATGTAATTTCCTTCACCGGACGGCAGCGTGGCAATCGTAGTCGCGGTGTTGGTGGCAACAGATGCACTCGACCGAAGCGTTGAAAAAATGCCGCCAATTACCCTAGTGGTATTTGATGCGGCACCGCTCGAACTCGTCGTCCCCACCATCAAGTTGCCGCTGGTGTCGATGCGGGCGCGTTCAGTGTTGTTTGTGCCAAAGGTAAGCGGGGAGTTAAGGGTGTTGTAAATCGTTGCCGTTTCACCGGCCTCGGCTTGAAAACGCAGACCGCCACCAGAGCCATTTGGCTTGAGAAACAGTGTTGAAGAAAATCCGGAACCCGTCCTGATCCACTGCTCTACCGAAGCTCCGCCGTTGTTTACATCGAGCCTTACAGAAGGCGAACTCGTACCAATCCCGACGTTGCCGCTGCTGTCGATGCGCAGGCGTTCTGTAAAGGTGTCGCTCGCTGTTCCGAATGCAAGAGCGCCACTTGACCAAAGTGCGGACAACCCACTTGAAATGTTGTTAAATACAAATGAAGTGGTTGCGTTGTCTGTCAAACGCAAA